TAATCACAGTGCCAACATTGGCAAGACCTGCACAAGCTCGGTGAATACCGAGGAGGCGGCCATCAGCCGTAAGGATGGCGGCACCACTATGACCGTTGGTAGTGGGTATGTGATGCCAAAGCATGTTGCCCTTTTTGTAAACAGAGCCAACGGCAATGCCGTCACAAGTGACGACAAGGCCAATACCTTGATAATCGCCGTAATACGGGGCGTACGAAGGCGGGATCGTGCCGACAACTTTGTATATTGCAAAATCTTTAACTTTGTCGACATTTTCTAATTCGAACTTTCTTGTTACAGGAGCACTTTCAACCTCTTTATACTCACTGATGGGTTGAGGGACGTCACTTTCCCAGTTGGGTCCGTAAGGTATATGAGCGCAGGTGACGGCTTTTTGGCCAACAATAGTCATGTGGCCAATAACACCAAGTGCATCATTATGCACCTTCAAACTAGAGGCATGAAGGTCACGATTGTGCAGAACACGACCGCCTAAGAGCCCTTCACGCTTTTCGAGTGTTTTAATGACATTTGCTATTTTAATGACACCCTCATTTTTACATTTGGTATCTATAGCTCTCATAACAATAATGTCATTGTAAGCGTCATTCTTGCCTCGCATAGTTTTGTGATCCATGATGCGAGTAAGCTCATCCTTAGTGAGAGTGATGTTTAAAACTTTGGCTTTGCAGAGCCAATACTCCTCTGAATCAATTCCGGCCTCGTGAGAGACATAACGAACTTTCTTCACGTGTCCCTTTTCGTCTAAAACAAAAACAGGGTTTTCAAAAGCACCTGCGATTCTGCGGGCCTTACTCAATTGCTCGGAAATAAACTGTGGATTACCGGTGAGGGTGAAATTGAGACCACCAATACGAACATGTATAGTCTCATAATCAAGCAACTTCTCAGCTGCAATTTCACCACGGAGAATGTCCTTATTATAGCTCATCTCGGTAGGTTTCAAAGTTCGAACGACACTGGGATCCAGCTCATTCGACAGCCATCTGTACAAGGCTGTTTGTCTTTCCTTGCGATCCATCATTTCCTGATTGTTCTTCAAATCCTCAGGATCGCGTTTCTTGGACTTCTTGTTGTTGTTGTTGGTAGAGTCATCTTCGTCGTCTTTGTCTTCAAAACGATCATCCTTGATGGCAGCACCACTGCGGCGTCTGTCACCTTTGACTTTCTTCCCTTCAAGCTCAAGTTTGTCTGTTTGTGAACGCAACTTCTTGAAAAGCCACAAACTACCAAAGAAGACTGCTACAGCAATTATAATCTTGCCGTAGTGGTCTTTACCAAATTGCTTAATATCCTTGGCAGTGACGGTAAGACTGTCAATCTTGACCTTTTCACTAACTGGGCTAGCATATTCAGAATACCATTCAGAGATGTATTCACGAAGTTTTTTGCTTTCAGCTTCCTTCTTTCTCTCTCTAGCCTCCCATTCACTAGCTTTCTTAGCGGCCTCAGCCTTCTTTTTGTTAGTGTATGCGACACTTTTAGCCGCACGTTCGAAAGGGGTGCTAGCAAACTTATCAGGGTCATCCATAAAATCACAGACCAACTTGTCAAATGTTTCAGATTTCTCATCATCCATCTTTTTCTTGGTCATATCTTCCGTAATAGTTTGATCGACGAAAGACTTGAAGGTTTGTCCCTTGATGTACTCTTTAACAAGATCAAGCACCAATTTGTCATTTTTGTGATCGGTACCCTTAGGGAGCATAAACAAGCACTTTTG